GATGCTTTCTAGTATCTTTGATTAGTGATAAATAATTATAATGAAATTGAGATATCAATACCAAAGCCTCCGTCACTTAATCAGCTCTACGCTGGCAAGTTTTGGACGTTCCGCCACAGGGAAAAAGAAAAGTATTTTAATGGCCTTACCGCTGCGCTTGAAGGACACGACAAGTGGTCTACGGACCGCTTTGCTATCCACCTACGGTATAATTCTAAATTCGACGTTGACAATTCTGTTGTTGCTGTTAAGTTCCTTGCAGATTATCTACGCTATAATGGATACGTTATCGATGATACTCCTAAACATTTCTTGGAACTTAGAATCACGTTTGACGCGCAACTCAAAAAGGATGAATACCTTGCTAAAATAATCTGTTATAACTATAATTTAATTCAAAACAATAACGATAATGACATTAGAGCAACTAAGCCGAGTGTACTTCATAGCGACCTCGAGGATCTCAGCGGGGAGCGCGGAACTGTACGAAGACCTACACGACCAAAAAGGAAGCCCTCTGCTAGACCCAAAACAGGTAAGCGAGATAACAAATAAGTACTCTCGATCATTTCGTCTTGAGCTTGATATGATTCGCTCCGCACTTACGGAGTACGCAGAGCAGCAGCGATGATAACCTTGGTGCATATCGATGGGCTTAGTGGTATAAACTACCATAGGCTGATCGTCCCATTGAGACGCCTTGCTAATCAAGGCGTCAATATACACTGGATACAATCACTGAACGAACTAAAGGATATTAATTTAGATGTTGTAACAAGCTTAATTGTATCACGCAAGTTATCGGTTAATAACCATAAGAAGTTCAGTCAAATGCTTAAGAGTCGCGGAGTTAAGTTGATACTTGACAACGATGACTACTGGGACCTCAACAACGGAAATCCTGCCAAGGGTCTTTACGAGGTGTACTACGGCCCAGACATCAAGAAGACCATACGTATCGCCGACGTCATCTGGACGCCGTCCCACTACTTAGCTAAACTTATGCTTGACGTAAACCCAAGGGCAATAGTTGAGATTATAAACAATGCTGTTGATGATCGAGATAGTCAATGGATTGATCAAGAAAAGTACAAAAGCAAGACTGTTTCCTTCGGGTATGTTGGTGCACTAGGTCACGACCACGATGTACAAAGTATTGGGTATGATTTTTCAAAAAAAGAATTGTATTGCGTACAGGTATCAGACTACCCAGAAAAGCTTGGGGCAAAGTATGTTATGTCGCCAAGGACTATATACAGTTATGCAAGTATGTATAGAAACTTTGATGTAAGCCTTGTGCCATTGGTTGGCAATAAATTCAATTGGAGTAAAAGCGATTTAAAGATAACCGAGGCGGCACATACAAGAACAGCAGTCATTGCTTCCAATACAATGCCCTACAGCAAAAGCATTATCCACAACGAGACCGGTTTGCTGGTCAGAACCAAGGAAGATTGGGCTGAAGCAATTGAGTCTATGACGAAAAAAAAGGCTAAAATGCTCGGAGACAATCTGCACGATATGCTGAAGGATTGTCCTAATCATAACCTTGATTTGATTAACGAAAAAAGATTAAAGCACTTGCTATGATTTACATTATAACACCTTGCCATAGGCCGGAAAATCTTGAGACAATAAAGAAGTCTATACCAACAGATTGTAATTGGATTATAGTGTTTGATTCCTTGGTTGAGAATCCTCCTATTGTTGATGGTGCTGTATGTATGAATTCAAATATGACTGGAGGATTTGGATCACACAACAGAAACTATGCGTTTGACAATTTCCCGTTTGAAGACAACGACTGGATTTTATGGCTAGACAGTGACAACATTATCCACCCAGATTGGTATAAGACGGTAAAGCCTCACCTAAATAAGGACTTAGCAATGCTAACCTGGGGACAATTATCAAAGGATGGAAGTGTTAGACTTATCCCTGTAGATATTCCAAATGTTGGAGAAATCGACTCTGCCTCTTTTATGGTCAAATGGAAGTATGTTAAGGACATTAGGTGTAACGACGGCTACGTCCACGATGGCGAATATGCTGAAGAGTGCTCGACAAGAGGAAGAGTGTTAGCCCTAAACAGCTATGTGAGCTACTATAACTACATATGATCAAGTACGAGAGGGAGCTCTTCAACCTCATTAAGGAGAGAATTGCCGATGACCTTCAGGTCAGCGAGCATAAGATGTCTAAGTACGATTGCTACTCCCTTGTCCATAACTCGGACATAGAACTTAAGTGCCGCAACATTCACTACGATAACCTAGTCATTGAGAAGTCGAAGTATGACGCCCTTATCGAAAGGGCGGCAATGTTTGGTACTATCCCAGTTTACATCAACTCAACCCCTATTGGGGTCTGGTCGTTCCGCTTAAGCGAACTCCCAGAGCCTGAGTGGGAGGAGCGAAGGATGCCAAAGACTACACACTTTACCAATAACAATATGATTGTCAAGATGGTGGGTTACTACAATATTTCTTTGGGAAAAGACATCACAGAGTTGCTAGGATTGAGCAAGTAGCACTATCTTCGCAATCCGTTTTGGGCCACCGAGTGTGGCCCTTTCTTTTCTAACCTAAACAATAATCCTATGCTATTTGACGAGCGCATTCCTTTCAAACCTTTCGAATATCCAATATACTATACCGAGGGTTGGCTCAAGCAGGCCCAAGCGTTTTGGCTGCACACAGAGATATCTATGCAGAACGATGTCAAGGACTTTAGGGAGAACCTAACCCCTAGCGAGAAGAACCTCGTAGGCAACATCCTGCTAGGCTTCGCCCAGACAGAGACTGCTGTTGCAGACTACTGGACTGGTATGGTTACCAAGTGGTTCCCTAAGCACGAGATCAAGCAGATGGCTATGATGTTCGGATCACAGGAGACCATCCACGCCACAGCCTACAGCTACCTCAACGAGACGTTAGGACTTGAGGACTTTGAGGCGTTCCTTCGCGAGCCCTCAACGGTCGCTAGGTTTGAAAACCTAGTAGACACTAAGGCTGATTACAACCACAAGATGCTTAAGATAGACCCTAAGGCACGTCAGGACGTCGCCCGCTCTATAGCGGTCTTCTCTGCCTTCGCCGAAGGTATGGCGCTCTACTCTTCCTTTGCTGTTCTTTACTCCTTCCAGATGCGTAACCTGCTGAAGGGAATCGGTCAACAGATGAAGTGGTCCGTAAGGGATGAGTCGCTCCACTCCAAGATGGGATGCATCCTGTTCAACCATATGTGTGAAGAGGATCCGTACATCCGAGCTGGCGTAAAGGAAAAGATTGAGGAGGCTGCTAGGGTAGCTGTTGATATGGAGATAAACTTTATCGATAAGATGTTTGAGATGGGAGACCTCGAGAACCTAAGGGCTTCGGACCTAAAAGAGTTTATTAAAAAAAGAGGCAACGAAAAGTTGCGGGAGTTGGGATACGATGGTATCTTTGAGTATGATGAGTCGAAGGCTTCGCAGCTTGATTGGTTCTACCATCTCACTGGTGGCCATACCCATACTGACTTTTTCTCTATCCGTCCTACCGACTATTCGAAGGCCAACGAGGGAGAAGACTTTGAAAACATCTGGTAAGAATTAAATTTATGGACAACAATACAATCAAATCCATCGTTTTTAACGAGGTAAGAAATGAGTATGGTCTTAGCATTTCCCATATACGTAACAAGACTCGTATATCCTACGTACGTGAGGCACGTCAGGTGTTTACTCAGCTTATGAGAGAGCACTCATCAATGAGTACCACGCAGATTGGCAGACTAGTAAATAGAGACCACTCCACAGTGATAGCCACCACAAAGGCAGTAAGACGTGAGCTAGATACAAACGCATTATATCGAAATCGTTATAGTAAGATGAAGTTTAACATAGAATCAAAAATTGAAAATGTCTAAGAATTTTGCAGAGAGCCTAGGGTGGGAAGTCGGAGTTGACTTCCCCGAATGGGGAAACACAGAGGAGTACGTGAAGACCATATCACGTGGCTACCTCATCAACGACGAGAAGCCTAAGGATGCGTACCTACGGGTCGCTAAGGCGGCAGCATACCGCCTAAATCGACCCGAGCTTGCCAGCAAGTTCTACGGATACATATGGAACAACTGGCTTGGCCTTGCCACACCAGTGCTTGCCAATATGGGAACAGATCGTGGGCTTCCAATCTCTTGCTTTGGCGTTGACATCGGCGACAGCATCCACGACATCGGGATGAAGAACCTAGAGACTATGCTTCTTGCCAAGCACGGCGGAGGCGTAGGCATCGGCCTTAATATGCTACGTCCTGCAGGGTCACCTATCTCCAACAGCAATGGGACTACCGATGGTGTGGTCCCCTTCTGTAAGATATACGACTCAACGATACTCGCCACCTCACAGGGCAACGTACGCAGGGGTGCTGCATCGGTGAACCTAAGCATAGAGCACGGAGACTTTTGGGAGTGGATTGAAATCCGCGAGCCAAAGGGCGACGTAAACCGCCAGTGTCTTAACCTAAACCAGTCAGTTATTGTCTCCGATAAGTTTATGCGGAAGCTAGAGGACGGCGATGATGAGTCACGCCGTCGCTGGTCTAAAGTACTGCAGAAGCGCAAGGCCACAGGCCAGCCGTACATTATGTACCGAGGCAACGTCAACAAGCAGAACCCCGAGATGTACAAGCACAACGGACTTAAGGTATTTATGACCAACATCTGCTCTGAGATTACCCTATACACCGACGAGTCCCACAGCTTTGTTTGCTGTTTATCTTCACTAAACCTCGCCAAGTATGACGAGTGGAAGGACACAGACGTTGTATACTACTCCACGTTCTTCTTGGACGGCGTACTAGAGGAGTTCATCCAGAAAGCCAAGAATATGAGGGGCTTCGAAAATTCGGTTCGTTCCGCTGAAAAGGGACGGGCACTTGGACTGGGAGTACTCGGATGGCACACCTACTTGCAGCAACGTGGAGCCCCATTTGAGGGGCTACAGGCGCAGATCGAGACGCGCCGTATCTTCTCACACATCAAGATGGAATCAGAGCGTGCTAGCCGCGATATGGCTAAGATGTTCGGAGAGCCTCTATGGTGTCGTGGCTTCGGTGTTCGCAACACCCACCTACGTGCGATAGCACCTACGGTGTCCAACTCCAAGCTTAGCGGTAACGTGAGTGCAGGCATCGAGCCTTGGGCTGCCAACGTATTTACCGAGCAGTCCGCCAAGGGTACATTCATACGCAAGAACCCAACCTTAGAGCGGGTTCTGCGTAAGATAGGCATCAACAACAAGGAGACCTGGGACCAGATACTCGCCGACGAAGGATCTGTTCAGAACATAGGTGAGCTTGACGGATGGATTTACCAGAAGGGGAAGCTGATGCAAAGCAATGAGGCTGACCCTATGATGGACGTAGTTCTAGTAAAGGAGGTCTACAAGACCTTTAAGGAAATCAATCAGCTGGACCTAATCTACCAAGCGGGGATCCGACAGCAGTACATAGATCAGTCTGTATCATTGAACCTTGCGTTCCCTACTGAGGCTACCCCTAAGTGGATCAATCAGGTACATATGGAGGCGTGGAACCAAGGAATCAAGACGCTGTACTATATGCGAACAGAGTCTGTGCTTCGTGGTGATATAGCCGTAAAGGCTATGGATCCTTCGTGCAGCGCTTGCGACGGCTAGAGGTTTTACTTCTTGCTGCTGCAGGAAGCGTGGGGGCAGTTACCATCACAAGCTGTTGGTCGGATTTCACACCATCCAACTACTGCTGGATTGAGGGGCCTGCCTTCATAAGACGGGTCTTTCTCTTTAGCCCTGGCCACGGTAGGACTTAGAGTACAGCTTAGAGGTCTTGAGCTTACTGCTCTTGGTCTTGGAATGTACGCCTGGCCTGCTTACTTTAGGCTTTGCTTGGAAGGTTGATGCTGTTTGTGCTTTGGTCTTCGCCATTATCTAAATCGGTATAAAAACATCATAACGACAAGTGCTGCCGCTAGGAACAAAAGTAAGTAATCTTTTACCTTACCCGTTTTGCTTTCCGGCTGAACTAATTGCGGTGGACACTCGGCTTGAACGCTTACCGCGTAGGGAACTTCCTTAATCAAGGTCTTCACTATCATCTTGTCTTTGTACTTCGTGATGACAATACGCACTGTGTCGTTGTCAATCACCGAGGAATCGCCTTCAGCGATGACCTCGACTGTGTCAACCATATACACCGGTGGAGTGATGATGGTGTCCCATACCGTAACAATGGTTGGCTTAAGTATTGAAGGGTCCTTCTTTACTGCTTTGTTGAGATGATAAGTGGCGCTGCATCCTGAAAGAAGTGCAGCGACTAGTAGGGTTGATAGATATTTCATTTTTTCTCTGGTATTTCGTATCCGTATAAAATGTATGCTTCTTCAAATGGCTTAAACTGGCGTTTAATATTCTTATTTGCGTCAAAGATTAATTTCGTATTGCCCTTCTTAATGGCAATGTTAATCAAACCTTTGTACATATTTCGCACCTCATCAAGCTGAGCTAAACGATTGCCTCTAGCTATTCCAGAAAGATCACTGTATTGTTCTTTTTTAGTGGCAAACTCTTGACCGAAGTAATAAAGTTGAGAAGCAACGTCATATTTGTAGTCGCGGATGACTGCACGTGAAGCAACACGCCCAACCATATCTAAAGGACTATACTTTTCAGCTTCTAACTCATATGTGCGAAGTTCATCACGAAGTGCTGACGACGCGAAAGGAGGCACTATCAATGATTTGAGAGTGTAACCACCATACTTGTATGCTTTCGTAAATGGGCTATCGTAGCTGTTTACAATATCCTTTCCATATACGTCCTTAGAATCTTGAAGATTGAATAGGAACGTAATTGCCATATTCGGGTTCAACATACTAATCATATGCGATGGAAAGGATAACGGATCAGTAGCTACGTCGAAGATTGTTCCATACGGATCTTCCATCGAGTAGTCATACACTGTAGCCATACCATCTTTAGTGATGTTTGTTGGTACAATACTATGTCCTTCCATCCAGTTTGGGCGCAGTGCTTTTAAATCCTCTTCTAGATCATCGTCATCTCCAAGTGCAAGACCAGCAAGTATAGCTGGAACAGCGGCACGAGCACCGAATACAGCTGCAGTACCCATAAGTCGAGCAACACCAGCCTTCATATATGCAGCCTTCTGAGTTGTAGACAAAGTCTTGTCCTGAATAGCCTTCTGGATATCCTTATATCCATTGGCGAAGTTTGCGGTGAAGCTACGGAAGGCTTCAAATTCAAACGACAAGAAGTCACCAAGTGGCATTTGTGCCAACTTGTAATAGAATGGCGGAAGACGAGAGAACGTAGGAGTAGATTGCTTTACTCGCTCTGCTGCTTGTTCGTGAACAGTTTCCTTTTGAGAATCGCTAAGGTCGCTGTATTTCTTGTCAAACAACTTAACTGCAAAGCTTTCAATTTCTGAACGGAACACCACAAGCTTAGTGTAGTCATCCACAGATGCGTACTTTCCCCCAAGCCAACTATCAATACCCTTTCCCTTTTCAACTAGCTTCTCTAAAGTACTTAAGTACTCCATATCACTACCTGTAGATGGACGGGTGTACATTACATTAACAGCACCAATAAGATTAGCGTCTACGCCCTGACCAAGTAGTCCATATTGAGCCATAAGATCCAACAGAGCTTCCGTCTCCGGGTCGGTTCGCTTATCAAAAAGAAGTTCAGTCCTGCGACGCATATCGCTAAAGAACGATGGATTGATCACGCCATTCGCCATCATAGTGTACCAACCTCCAGTAAGGTTCTTACGCCAAGTCGGTAAGTTATAAATAACTTTCGACTTACGAGCCAATAGCAATATGTTTAGGTATGTCTGGAACCAAGCGGTTTCAGCAGAATATAGCTGTGGGTCAGTAATGGCCTCAAATACATCCTTGTGTACGTACTTACCGTTTAGCGGAGAAAACTTGTCAGTTACAATTCGATATTCTCCAGATGCCATCTCAGCACGAGTGGCATTATTTTTAACAAAGTCAGTCCCGTTAAACTGGGATGCAATCTTGTAGATCATATCGCCCTTGTACTTGATGTTGCTGAGCGAAAGTGCGCTGTCGACAAACCTAATGATTGGATCCTTCTCCTCCCCAAGTAGGGCCTTGATTGTCTCTGGTAAGTTCTTACGCTGACTGAATTGCTTGTTTGGAATCTTGATAGATGATGGGCTAATCATACCAAGACCTTTGAAGTCATCACGTTCGCGAATCTTCTTTGCCTCTTCGAGATAAGCCTTAACAAAGTCTTTAGCTTCTGACTTAATCGCTGGTGCTAAGAACTCAAGTTGGCTATCAATATAGCTGTTCTTTAGAGCTTTGAATGCACGTATGTTTTCTGGAGTCATCTCATCCGTTTTGAGAAGCTCCTTCATTACCTTTTTCTGCTCAACAACAAGCTTACGCGCCTCATTAAGTTCTTTACCTAAAGCGTCAAGGTTAGCAATCATTGCTTTAATCTCAACTGTCTTTTCTCCAGCTGGAAGCTTACGCTCTTGTTCGATGATATCCTCACGAAGCTGCTCGTATTGGTCTTCTAGTTTCGCAATGTTGCTCTCTAAGCCATCTACGTCAAACAATTGCTCGAGCTCCAAAAACTTCTCGTTGTACATTGTATTGTACACTTCCTCGATTGCAGCTTTGATTGTCTCTTCACCCGGGAAGAAACGCTTATCCTTCCAGAAGCGGTACGTACCACGAAGATAGGTTCCTAAGTTCTTAATGATAGTATCTTGTAAATCATCAGACAGCTTGCTAAATGCAGGGTCAAATATGATGTCTTCACTAAGCGAATCAATGTATTCACGCATTGCATTGCTCAATCCAAAGATTAGCTCTCCGTCTTTCTTTTGAGTTAGCTCAACCTTTTGATCTGGCTCAATAGATCCATCCATAACCTTTGATACAAGATCAATGGTTGACTGGTCTGCGTTCTTCAAGATGCGGTTTAACCCAACAGCAAACTCTTGAATCTTCATACCCTCTCGGCTCAACATAGAACTAAGACTTTCCTTGAAGGTTCGGATTTTCTTCTGCTCGTCACTCCACCACATAGACCGCCAAGATTTCTTGGCTCTGTCCTTCATAGTTTCCTGACGTATATCTAGTTCGCTTTCATCTTCTTGATCATAAATACTTTCAGATAACCTTCCCGGATTACCAACAGAATTATCTCCGACATTTAAGTCTTCGTTTAACTGGCTGTCAATCTTTTCGATTTGAGCCTTGTCCATACCATATTTAGTGGTATCAGCAATCTTGTCAAAGTATCGTACTAGATCGGGATTGTATCCCTTCTCTTTAAACAGGTTGATTAGATTGTCTACAATACTTTTAAGAGTATTGTAGATATCAAGCAATACTCCTTCGGCCCCAACCTCGTTAGTAAACCATTGATCAAATTGATTAGCAAAGTACTCTTGGTAACTGTCTTTTGCATTTGTGCCGCCAGTACTACTAACGCCAACTGCAGCTGGATATACCAAGCCAGTTAGTTCTCTATTAAGGAATTTTTCTGACATATAGTTCATATAGTCAATACGATCTTGTGGGCTCAACAAGTTAAAATATCCCCAGTGACCTATTTCGTGTATGAACGTACTTCCGTGATTTGCTTTTAATAAGTTTGTGGCAAAAGCATAAAAATCCCTGTTTCCCATAAAGTTTATGTTAAAAACTTTATCGGCTTTTACTGTATTTATTACAGAAGTAAGAACGTCCTTTTGCTTTTGGCTTAATGACTGCTGTCGGTTTATTACGGCTATAACTTGAGCTTTAGTTTTATATATCGTATCATTCTTCTGAGCCTTTTGCATATCCGCAAGCAATTGTTCAGTCTCAAGATAGGCCTGATTAAATCTATCTATATCAGCCTTTGTTCTTGGTGTATATGATGACATCATCACCAATATATCCTTGGCATCAAATATCCCTACGTTTTGCAAGCGTAATATTTGATTAGTAGTACCCTGATTTTCTTTTAGGTATTTGTTTCTAGTATCGGATGCACCTCGTTCTCTCCGGAATATCTCTCCAGTATTTAAGAAAGAAAACAAATTGGGATATGAAGTTCTAAAGTTTTGCTGAGAAATAAATGCATCACCACTTGAGTTAGTGGAAACAGCAGATGGTGCCTCTTTAGCGGGTTCTGCCTCGGGAACAGCAACTGGCGCTGTGGTCGCTTCGACCTCAGCAGTTGGTTCGGCAATAGGAGTTACAACCTCAGCAACTGGCTCAGCAACTGGAGATACCTTTGTCTCTTCTGCAGGTTTAGATGATTTTAATAAGTCCCTAAGTTCCTTTTCTAGATTCGCTATAAGGGGATCATAATAGTCATAAATTCGTTCAATTGTCCCCTCATTAACAACAGTTCCATCAATTTTTGCTAATTTATCAGTTCCTTGTACATCCCTTATGGCTTGCCGTGCACGAGAAATTTCATCTACTTGTATTTCTTGCAAACGAATTATCTCTGTCTGTAGTCGTTTTTTTTCTTCTTCAAATAGTTTATTTGGTTCTGGCTGAGACGTCTTTACTTCTTCAGTGACTCCTACTGGAGCCTCTTCAATAGCTGTTAGTGTTACTTCTTGAACCCCTTCTTCAGTCTTATACTTTGAAAGTATATCTTTTATGCTGTCCTTGATTCTAAGTTCTATTGGACCAGAGCCCTCTGGAATCTCAACAACATCTCCTAAAGCTTCCAACTTGGCATTTAAGATATCTATAGTCTCTTGCACCTGCTCAGGCGTCTGCCTAAAGGCAACGCCTAAACGCTGACTTTCTTCCGCTTGAGCCTTAAAGGCTTTATTCCTACTTAGGTTTGCCTTAATTTGTTTGGCTTCTCGATATTTATTTACCTCACTAAGCCTTTCATTTAGAGCAGTATACTCTTTTGCGTCTTCTTCAGACATCTGATACCTAACGATATCAAATTTATATAAATCCCCAGAAATTTCGTTATACCTATCGTTGACAGACTTCACTATTGAGTCTATCCTTCCAGATAAATTATTTAATTCGTTAACCAGCCTCTTGCCATCCCCATATGTTTCCGGTGAACGCGGTTCGTTAAGTATTTTAGATAATTCTATTAAACCTTCATTGATTTTTGCATCAATTGAATCAATTTCATTAGACTCACTTTCATTTAATAGCGATAAGTCCTTAATAGTGCGGGGTGGGTAAAAGGAGCCTTCTTTTTCTAGACCCTTAACTCTTTTGCCATAATTTGGCAATCTTTCTGATAAAAACTTAATGTCATCAAGTGTTCTAATTGAGTCAAAGGTTAAGCGTATAGCATCATCTAATTTTTTATCATAGATTTCTTGAGACTCTATAGATGAAAGTATGTCGTCAGCGGTTACTTCTGATAATTTTTTTACCGCTTCTTCGATAGGTACTTGAAGAACTCCACCTGCTTCAGGCGTTTCTTGGCTTGCTCCTTCGATAGGTTGGGCTTCGATAGGGGCTTCCCCTTCGACGATAGGACTTGGTATCCCTGCTTCTTCTTGACGATCATAGCTTTTTCTTAGTTCGGTTAGTTTATCTAGATTTTTTCTTAGCTCACTTCTTAATTGCTCTTGTCCTTCCTCAGTTTTAGCCGAGCGAATATCGCGCATATTTGACTTAATCTGAGTCTGGATATCCTTTAGGGTTCCACGATCTTCTTCGCTCATACGAGCTACAAGCTCATCGTCTTTTACTTTTAGTGCATTAATAGCCTCTTGAGTTTCTTGAGTTTTTCTACGAAGTGCTTCCTTCTCGGCTTCAGTAATATCTGGCTGTTCCTCAGCTTGTTTGGTGCGTTTAAGGATATCTTTTAGCCCACGCATCTTAGCTTCATTCTCTGGATCTACAATAGCACCACTACCGCGACTAAGTAAGTATACGCCTCCGCCCATAGTTCCGCCATAGATTGCACTTTCTGCGATCTCAATAGGGTTGAACTCCTCTCCCGCAATAATCTTTCCGAGAGTCTGCTGAGCTACACTGGTAAGAAGTTCTTCTGTTCCTTCTTCCATTACTCCACGCACTCCTTTCGGTAGTGCGCCAAACATCATATCGCCCAGCTCTTTTTTAGTGAGGCCTTCTATACCTTCTTTACCAAGGGCCTTTCGGATTGCGTTTATGTCACCTAGGAATAGCCGTTCTGCTAAATATTCAGCAGCTCCTACACCAATACCATAAAGCACTTTCTCCCCTTCGCTGAGATCGGAGCGATCTTCAAGCGAAGCGTATCCACCACCAGCTGCAGATGCAGCAAGAAGTGGAAGTCCAGCACCTCCAGTCAGAGCGACAGCAGCAAGCTGTGGGACCTGCTGAACCAAGGTAGAACCAAATATTGCTAAACCAGTTCCGATATTGCCTTCTGACATATTTCCGATAAGACCCTTACTAATGTCTTCTTCAGTAAGTCCATAGTCAATAAGGGCATCACGACTTCTGGTTGCTGCATCATCTAGGAAGAAATCAGCAAGCTCGCTGTCCTTTCCAGTAATCATTTCATTGAACTTCAAGACACCACCAATAAGAGCGCTTGTACCCGCAGCTGCTTCACTTAGCCCTATAACTGTAAATTTATCTCCAAGTTTTGCTTTGCGAGCTTCTTCTTGCTTGATTAAGTCGTTGATGTATTCAGTAGCACCCTTCTTTAGCGCAGGAACAACAGCAAAATCAATCTGACCGTTCTGAGCTACTGGATTCTGAGGGAGCGACGATACCATAGGATCGTCCGACATAGAACGATACGTGGTGTAGGCATCTGCAAAATCCTGCTTGTTTTGAATCTTGTTTAGGTCACCACCAGTCTTAGCAACAGCAGTGTATACCTGAGCCGCTGCAGCGTCAGAGATAGCCTTTTTCTTCTGCTGTATAGCAGCATCATCAAAGCCTATCTGTACTCGCTCGCTACCTAATGATTCCGATACAGATGGTCGCAGATCCAATGGAGAACTTGACTCCCCTAAATCGCTTGGACTTTTTTTTTTAATATAGGAATCTGCGGACATTATTCCGCCATCATCAAGACCATTCTGCTTTAAGGCTGAAATAATTTGCCCGGGACTACGACCAGCAGCTATTGCGCGATCGATTAAAGATTGTAGCTCTTCATTCATTATGACAAAGATACTAAATGCTACTCAGGAAAATATGGGAACCTCTGGTATGTTATTGGCTCACCATATCTAGTCTTTCCTTGTGTAGTTGGGCTAAATAAGTCGGCCCCAAACATCTCTGATGACCATACTTCTCCATCCTGTGGTGCCTGTTCTTCTGTTATCCCAAGTGACTCCATTGCCCCAGTTACATCAAACTGTCCAGACGCTGCAGATTGAGTTGTACTACGTCCAGTGCGTTGCGATGATGGAAGAATCTTAAAGTACTCGTCAGAAAGACCATCTGTTGCCTTTCTTAGTAGTGATAGGTCGCTTTCCTTTGCGACCCTGCCCTTTTCTCTAGGGACGTCAATCTGAATAGGTAAGCCTTCAGCGCTTTGGACCATTTTCTTTTCATTGACTATCTCAATTACATATGGGGAGCCGTTAATTTTGCCAAAGCGAACAATCTTGCCTCCCGCAGAGGCAACTGGTGCAAAGTCAATTGGCACCATAAATCCACTACCGATTTCTTTGTCCCCAACCTTTTGAGTATATGGAGCTGGATCAATTCCGAAATACTTATTTTTACGCTGATTTTCAGTTGCATTTTGGTTAAGCTTAGCGTACTCAAGTGCAATCTTCTGATCATTTACAGCCTTATCGTAAGCTGAAATTCCACGCTCAGGAATTTTCTTTAAGAAAGCATTAATAGCTTTGTTGTTATAGTCTATAACCAATCCATCTTTTAGTGTAGCAAACCCTTCTGAATCAATGATGTCTAAGTCAGCTCGGCTTGTGATTTGACCGTTACGTCCTATCTTGCCCTGAGACACACCCTCAAATACAACAGCATTTTTTAACTGTGCTGGATCAATGTTTCTAGCAAGAAGATATTCTGATGCCCATTTCCCGGCTTTTGCTTGGTCAATGGTTCCATCACGATTGATATAATCATTCTTATTGCGTTCAAATGTTGCAACCATTTCATCAGCAATTTGATTAGGGCTCTGCATATCGTACTTGTAGCGAGGCAGTAGGGTAAACGGGTTTGAAGCTAACGACATAATCTGATTAGCATCACGCTTAGTGGTGCGCTCGGAATCAAATAATTCAATAGCGTTTTTCCCGCCCAAGTCAAACTGGTCTGGATTGGTATTGTATGCAGACCACTGCTGTCGGTAGTTGTCAGCAATAAACTGAGCTGTTCCTGCTATCTCATTATACCCAGCATTAGCCTCACGGACCTTACGTCGTAGATCTATATTGTCTGGGTCACGAGCAAGTTCTTTAAGTGAGTTCTCTACCGCACCATAGGCTGTCTGAACAGCCTCTCTGTCTCCATCAAGATATGTTCCTGACTTCTTCGTGAACTGAGAGGACCAATCGTCAAACTGAAGCTGCTTTTCGCGTTCACGCTCATTGAGCTTGTACTGAAGCTCCGCAAAGTTTGGCAGATTAATTACGCCACTCGGGATAAGTTTAGCCATTATTTTTGCTTATTGAATTTCTTTAACAGCTGACGGAAGTAAGCACTTTCTTTGCTGAGCTTTTGCTGTTGGGCTGGGTTGAGGATAACCTCTCCGCCCGTCATCTCGCCAATCTTCTGACCTTTCTTTACGATGTCAATTGGGTTGGTCTTGTGGTCAAACTTACCGCCTGTGACCATACCGCCTTCTTTTAAGAAGGAGGTCCTGCTTATGCCCCTAAGTGATTCCTCTAATTCATTTGGAAGCGTAAATGGTGGTAATGCTCGCATAATATTTCCAGGTCCTGGTTTTTTAATGCCTAAGTCAGGAAGTGCAATAGGAGCTTCAGATCTTCCAATCCTACCTGCTCCTGGTTTTTCTGGAAGTACACTAGCAAGTCCTTTAGGTTGCACACTTGCCGCTTCCACTCCTCCAAAGTCTTTACCCATCTTGTTTTTCTCCATCTGCCCATAGACAGCAGCAGAGCCAATCTGTCCAAGACCTCCAGAGATGTTCTGGAGGCCGCCCTCAATGGCGGCCTGAGCAGCTTGACGCTCCATCATCTCACGATACATATCACGTTCAATCTTATTCTCTGCTCCCTTTGCTGCAAAGCCAAGGGCCTGCATAGTCTGAGCCTGACGCTGACCTAAGATATCTAAGGCACCAGCATCTGATGCGCGAACCATACCCGGTAACGCCCCGATAACAGCACGACCGCCAGCCCCTTGGGCGGCAGCGATTCCTGTGGCTATAGAGCGGTTAAGTTCCTCAAGACGCTTTTGCTCTAGCTCTGCATTGCGAGCCTGCTTTAGCATCTCCGCATACTCAGATGGACTAGCTGTTGAGGCCTCTTTGATTCGGCTAGCGGCAGACTTACCAGCTATGTATTGTCCAGCACCAATTAATCCCTGGAGCCCCCCTAAAGCACCAGCGGCAATAAAGCCTCCGGCTACATATTTTTTTGGTTCTTTACTCTTCTTTGATCGCATATTACAAAGGTACTAATTATTGTTCCAGTTGGTTGTGTAGGTTACTTTTAGCGTATACAAGGTTTACTGCATAAAGCTCAACGTTATTAGAAGACGTATTCACAAGCTTTGTCTTAATGTAGTAGTCCCTCATCTGGTCTCCCTCTATCGCTCCATTGCCAATAGCAACAATTGTGTTGCCATTGCTAACATTAACTATGGCTCCGCTTGCAGTAATCTGCTTATTACCACTGATGGCAGTAACAGTTACGTTAAGGGTTACAAGTGTAGCGCCAACAACCCTGTAGAGGGTTGCTCCCATTGGGAATGGTATGTCTCCCACAGGTGTGGTAAACGTGATTGTAGAACCACTTACTCCTCCAGTAGCTACCTCGCCAAGGGAGAACACTTCAGAGCTTCCACTTAGTGCTGTGATAGTAGAAGTTCCGGTGTTTACACTAGAGTCCCTAGGTATGTATGCGTAGTAGTTGCGCTCCCTCTCGCTAAAGTCAGACGTCAATAAAGACGTCGATTGGTCTGTGTTAAAGAACTCAGCGGACCAAGGGCTGTTACCCTCTAGGCTAATGGACTCGTAGCTCTTGACCATCGATGGGTTGTTATTACTGATGACTTCTATCTCCGTGTAGGATGTTGCATCATCATAGTAGCGAGACCTTGGCGCGGCGCTAGAGTGATTGTACATAGTACCACCCTTAAAGCTAAACATATTATCATCAATAGAAGCAACAGCTTCTGGCCTAAACGAGTATAGAGTGGTCCATACGTTGTCTGTTACGTCGTATGCAGCGGTAAAATCGTTGACTAAAACACTAGGAGTTCCTATCGTGCCCGAGTAGTTTCCACAATCATTGGTAAAGTAAAACTCCCCAATAGATAGGTCAAGTGCTATAGTCACAAAAAAGTCATACGATGTGTTTGTTGCAACACCGTATATGACTCCACCAAGTCCTAAGAACTCCTCTCCTACATACGCAGGCTGGCCATCTATTATCTTATCTAAGAAGACGATAGCATTTAGGCTATCGTCAAACTCGTCGCAAAGAACTTGAAACTCTCTAATCTCCGTAGAGAAGGTAAACAAATCATCGTCATCAAACTCTAGCTCAACAACGATAGCATCACCGTCAGCATTTGTCTGGGCGATATAAGAATAGCTAGCAGCCTCAGGGTCTGAACTATCTATGTCGATGGTAGCGTTTGATATAAAGTCTGTTGATATGATGTACTGATCAGACTCGGAGTCAATGCCTGCGATTACCTTTTGACGTGATGCTTGGGATGATATGAACCTAAAGTTCTCCTTAAAGAAGGCATCCATCAGCTGTTCACTAATTAGGGTGATGCCGTCCCTAGATATACGTACAACCTTACCAGTACGGATGTCAGCAAAGTATATGCGACCCCTGTCCACAGCCAAAGACTCTGGGTTGTCGTTGATGCCGTAGTTGCCGAGATAGTAATTTGGTGAACCAATTACATTTCTCGACAAGGTAATTGACTGAATTCCGTCGCTAGACTCTATTATATTACGGCCAATTGGAGCCCATCCTGCCTTACGTTCCTGTATGATGTACATACGGTCATCGTCACCAACGATTTGCTTGATGGTGCCGTGTAGGTACTCGAAGTCGTAGAAGTTAGCAAGGGATAGGTTAAAGCTAGATAGGCCTAGGTATTTGCTGTCGATTACAAATGCGTCAGAATACGTTACAGAGCCGCTGCGAAACACAGTCTGGGCATCTGGCTGTACAGCGTGAGGACGGCCAGCAGATGTAGACTTAGAAGAGAAAAAATCGCTTACGGAATAGTCCTCGATAAAAAACAATTTAAAGTTATTAGAATAGGCTTTATCTCCCATCTTTAGAAGCCTAGGGCGATAATAGCTGTCACCTTGTGAAAACTGAATAACAGCATCAGTGCTGTTGGATAAAGTTAATGTATAGGATCCGACAGCAAAAGAGCCGCTAATAATTCTTGCGTAGAACACATAGTTGTAAATACCATTTACCTGAAGATATACATTTCCAACGCTAAGCGTATTCCCTGAAACAGTTAATGTATCCCCCTTATAGACAATAATATCTGAATAAAATATAAGTCCATCACCATCAGCAACAACTTCAACACTAACTGGACTAACCGTAGTCCTTTGACCCTGGTGAATTCCGTTTACTACGGGGAAGTTATCGCCTATTTCATAGAAAATCTGCTCCGTTGCTGGTAGGTTTTGCCTATAAACTTCAATAATGCATTGATTTCTCCAGTTGTCTACTCCTGTAATAATGCTATAATTGTCCCATTCGGGCTCTTCGCTAGAGCGAACGGCAATAAATTTACCCGTAGTATTAAATGTATCCTCATCGCTAGTAAGGTCAAGGATTGGATTCGTGTCAATGTCGTTTATGAAATCAAAATAGCCAAGAACCTCAAGATTAATACTTGAACGCTCTAGTTGTCCGTATTGTATTATTCTAAGTCTGTCTCCTCGCTGAAATGAATAATCAATGTTGGCAGAAAATAACTCTCTATAGGAGTCACTCTTACCCTCAAGTGAACGCAAGGACAGATATGTTACCTCCTCGAATGAAGAAATGCCAGCAAATGGCTTTGCTTGAAGGTTTGTTGCCGTAAACGCAGACGTAATGGAGTATTGAAACTTATTGATAATAGTATTTATTGGCACATAAACAGGCGCCCATTTTACCGCCCAAAGTGGAGCGTTATGCTTTACCCTGAATATGGAGTTTACTCGGCCATACAAATCATTCTCAGACCCTCGGTCATCGAACCATTTGACATACATATCCGAAACGGTCTGCACGCCCCCGTTTCTATTAAACTGGTCGTAGTATACAATTCCAAAGGAGTGAGTTGCGCCAGCTTTAAATGCTTGGTATCCATCAACATCTCCCTTGGTTAATACATTGGAGTCAAAAGATACTGGCGGATTATCTAAGTCTTCACTTTTAGTTAAAAACGTAGTATCGCCAGTTAATGGGAGAAAATCATTTTGGCCAGCGTTTGGAACAAATTCATCGTTGGATATATTGATATCAGTAAATCCTCTATATGGATTGTTGTCACCTGGATATATAATAGACGGCGTATTTACAAAATCTATTTGATTGAATAAAACATTTGTTGCGGGATATTTTTCACCAAGAGTGCGCCCCTTTGTAAACAAAGACTTAATCATCGAAAGTGGAACTATCATATTCGTGACAGAATCCACAAGGCTAGATATGTTGAAATTATACCCAAGTTTAGCGGATAGCGCCGCACTAGTAATGCTCATCGTAAACCTTAAATTGTTTACAAGCGCTCCAGTATCATCAGTAATCTGCAATTGGCCTGAGCCTGCAAAAAACATCCACTTATTAGAATTGGTAGTCCCGGGTCCTAATTGTTTTACGCCAGTAATTTTCGTAGCGTAGTCGAAGTCCGTCACATCGGAATCAAGAACTAAGTTGTAGTTGCCAACAATAGCGGCCTTAATCATACTAATGATTTGTGCCTTTGTGGTTCCAATTGGAACTTGAATTGTTTCGGATATAGATACTGGAGACGCTTTAACCTTAATTCCTCCGCCAATTGGAAGATTAGGCGTTCCAATTTCAACGTATTGCTGCGTAATTCCTGCGTAGTCGAGGTCAGTTTGAGTGGCCTTATCGGTTTGCACCCACTGACAATAAACCTGACCTCCGTCAATTGTAATTCTACCTAAATTTAACGCAAACGTTATATTTAATATAGAATTCTCGGTAGTAACATTTGGAAGTGTGCTAATGTCAATATCAAATGCTTTTCTTCGCTCAATATTGATTGGGAGTCCAGTTACTGATGGATATGTTACGCTTATTGCATAGTCTGTCGGCTGAGGGAAGTAATTCGGTAAAACATCTACGTCGGTCCTTATGTTTGGATACCCTTCAGTGTATCCACCCATCATAAGACGATTACCAGCAATATCAAGAGCTTCTGCTGTTTGCGGTACGTTATCGTACAACTTATTGACCTCGTCCTGAGAAACAGCAGAGTAAAGCTTAGAGTTATCAAAAGATATTGTCTGCGTAGTCACAGACGGGCTGTTTACAATAGTGCCAATTTCATAGAATGCACCTGCATTACCATTACGGGCAAGAACGAGAATCTCCTTTACGTCAGCAACAGAAGTTGGTACGGATATCGTTAAGGTATTGTTTGCAAGCTTCTGCTCCTCGTCGATAATGCCATCAAAGAACTGATTTCGGGCAACAGCTAATTCAGAGTACGCAGATATTGCAGAACGCTCTCCGTCTTGATATATATACTGAGCAGCAAACTGAAACGTAGACTCGTATATATTGTTTTGCTTTAGGTTTACATTGGTGGAGAACGTAAACGTAGGAGGCGTCATAGGCGGTTGTTTAGCAACCGCTATGTTGGTTAGCTTCTCTGCATCGGTACCAGAGGTAAACGAGGCAGGATATAGGCCTAGGAGCGCTCGTGTTACGTTTATCTTCTTGGGAGCATTGTTAGCGTCCGTGAAGTATAAAAGAGTCTCTCCTGCAAGATTTTGTATAATCGATGATCGGACGTGGTAAAACTTAGAGAACGCTAGTATGCTATCGCGGTAAACAATCTGCACCTCATCGGATGATGTAGAGTAGCGGTAGATTGTGTGGTCGTCATTGCTGTTCCATACAAAGTAGAATATCTCACCCTTCTCGCTATTTTCAACAACCCCAATAACCTCATTACTACCTGCCGCTAGGGAACTGCCAGTGGCAAAAGTCACGGGCAGGTTGCCATAGGCATTCTTTACGATGTTGCCATCACCATCCTGCTCAGAAGAAAACCTGACGTTTATGGCGTTAGTCATCTCAACAGACTTAACCAATCGCTCGTCGTCCTCTAGGTTGAGGTATTTAGGTATGAGTTTATCAATCATAAGTGCTTAATACTTAGGGCTTTGCTTGAACGATTTTCGAATCGTCTTCAGTGCTTCATCCTTAGAGAATGACTTCAATCTTGAATTAGCAAGCCTTCTGTCGTTGTAGTACTCCTGACGAGCGCGAGCCTTCTCCCCTAGGGGTACATTACTCTTGCGCTCCACTAAGTGGTAGTACATATAGGACCTAAGCGCCTGCTCTGCATATACGTGGATGGATGGGTTTTCCGCTAAGGCCTCGTCACCGATGTACTCAAGGTAGACACTGTCTACGCTAGTGCCAGTGGTGAGTTCTATCCTGTTCTGCTCTAGGTTTATTCTGTACTCTCCGCTGTAGTGGCCACCACCATAGCCGTATAAGCGGCCATTGGTTGTGGCGTACACATAGTTGCGGTAAATAAAGTCATCAAAGCCAAGCAGGTAATCAGGAACCTGATATGGCTGCTGGTTGGGAAGGATGTTTTTATTTTTGTTCTCACCGAATATATATACAAGTCCATCTGCTCCTACTATTCCAATTTTTACTAAATCAACATAATCGCAAGGTAGCTCTACGGTATTAGTGGACAGATCAATAGTAAGCTCCGTAGCCTTGAGCCTCTTTAGTAGGTCAAAGCCCATCTCCCTAACTCCTCGCTTGGCAAGGCTCCTGATGACGACGTCTGATGCGCTATTGGCAAAATCGTCATACTCTATCCCAATGATAAAGTCCTTTACTACTTGGTCAACCGTTACGTAACTCTGTGCCATAGCTTATTGTTGCTGTTGTTTTTCTTGTGATGCGAACTGATAGACATCACTATCGCGAAGGTTTACCCCAATCAACTTTGCAATTTCAATAACAATCTCAGCAAAGTAGTGCTCTGGAAGTTCAAAGTCTACGCTGTTTGTGGCGCTGTACAGCTCCTTGCCAGCTACTACTGTATATCCGAATTTCGGCATAGCGGTGGTCTTGGCCCCCGTAGAGGGCACAAGACCTTGTGGTTGCTTGTAGTAAGTCAAGATAATCTTCTTGATAGACCCAGGGTAAACCTCGATATCACTTAACATCGTAGCCATAGGGGCACTCTCAGTAGGCATAGACAGCCTGCTGCTTAAGATGTAGTCTAGCTTAAAGGTATCATACTCAAAGGGTATGTTAATCTTAGTGGTCCTATCCAATAGAATAGAGCCGGAGGATGTTGCCGATATAGTCCTCGCTAAATCTGTTGGCTTAGCGAAAACAGCATTTGCCTGAGTTATTGTTGCTCTCTTGACAAACACAGACAAATCCTCCTCTAGCCTCTTGGTCGTAGACTTCTCCGACTTTGGGTCTGCGTTGCGTAGCCGTACTACCTTGGATCGGTCAAGGCTTGAAAACATATCGTTAAATATGTTCATCTGTGCCACCTGAGCAAAGTTGTTGAACACGGCAGGCGTAACAAAGCCACGCTGGTCCTTGTTGACCAAATCACGTAACGCTGAATATACTCTATTTACACTTGCCATATATTGATGTCTGTAGTTCATACAAAAGTACGACAAAAGAAAAGGGCTCTATTTCTAGAGCCCTTTCCAACCAATCAACAATTAACCTATGAAACGAGGTCCAATGTAGGGTGCAAATATACGCTATTGCTCCAACTTCTGCAACTCTGTCTTTAAAGTTTCGTATACTGTTCCGCCTTTTTCGGTCATACAGAACTGAGTCATAACACTGATGGTGTCCTGACCTACTGGTGTAGCGACAATCAAGCGGTTGCTGTCGAACCAATACATACCGTCCTCACGGGCAAGTAGCATCTGAAAGTCAACAGCTTTCTTAACATTAGCCCTAGTGGTAACTGTTGGGTTATCGAACAGACTAATGAAGCGCTTAGGGTTTCCCTTAGCCTCTAGGAGTAGCTCACGCTTAATCTCGGCGTTCTTCTGACCAGTGTCGATACCTAACCATATAGCGACAGGAATAAGCTCGTCTACGGACTTGCTACGGATAAGACCGATAGCGTCGTGGAGAAGGAACTCTACGTTGATATCAATCTCTGCGTTGTGCTCGGTGTTTACCTCTTCGAACAAGCCTCCACCGTTTGCTCGGTTGGCGGGGTGAAGGTCTAAAAAGCTAAGCAGGTTAGGCTGGTTAGCTGGAGCGTAGAGTAGCCCACCTTCGAAGATAACGTGACGGCGAACAGCTAGGCTGCTCTGCTCGTCGGCAAAGATAGAAGACTCGTTGGGGCAGTAACGTATCTGTCTGTTGGTATTAGTCTCGGGATCATAGATGATTGCCTCTGACTTTATCGTGGCAATGATTCCTCCTCCGCTAGGGATGGAGAAAATCTTTCCCTTTCTTTCTTCTGCTTTAGGAGCTGCAGACGCTCGTGCTGGACGTGCCATAGTTAAATAGAATTATAATTAATAATTATGCAAAATTACACTTCTATGCAAAGCGAAAATTTGGCAATAAAAAAGGGGGCCGAAGCCCCCTCTCTCATTACGTAACTAGTTGAAACTAATTACTTTGTGAGCAAAACGTGCTGGTTAGCAGCGCGAGTAACCAATGCGAACTCTGAGCGGTAGTTAAACTGCAAAGCGTCCGTGTTGGTGTTGGTAACACCCAAGATAGAACCTGTCATCCAGTGCTCCATTTCGCGGTTGTAGCCATTCGTTGCCTTGTAGTTGAGCTCAAGAGCTGGAGACTTCTCTCCAGTGCGAGGATCAGCAACATTAGTCAACGGAATCATAACACCTTGGAAGTTGCTAGCGCCCAACAACGTAGGATCGTTGAGGAGCTTCCAGCTGTGCTTGTGGAAGGTGTAAGAGCCACGCATAAATGAAGAGAAGCCAAGC